CCAAGACATCATCTGCTTCGATTGAAATTGGATTTTCTGATACAACGGCAACATCTTCGTTCGATGGTGATAAGTTGACAATCGGTACTGCCGACATTGATCTTGCTGCTGACGTTGCAGAAACTTTGATTGTCAGCAGACTTGCACAAGAAATTAATAGACTTGGCAATGCTGTCGCAGTTACTGCTTCCGCTTCTGGTGCAGATTTGATTCTTGTTATGGATGATGTCGGAGTAGTCGATATTAGTGGGGAGGCTGGAACTGCTTTCGCTGCTAATAATTTGTTCGACGCATCTGGTTTGGCAGGTTCAACTCTTGATGATGAGCCATCCGAAGGAACGCCCAATCAACAAGGTGCAGTAAGTACAGAAAGTTACATTGTAAATTTTGATAGAAATTCAAAGAAGTATATTCGAAATGTATTAAACACTAATCCTACTTTGACGAATAGCGGAATTACAAAGAAGACAGAATCTTATTTCTTAGGGGCAACTTATGATCAGCATATTGAAGGTACAGTGACAGCAAAAATTAATAGTGTCGCAGTCAATGCGACTTTAAGTGGTAACTTAAAGGATGCAACACCCGCCCAGTCACCTTGGGTTTTATCTCAATATTTGGGAAGCCAAGACGATTTGGGGCAAGCACTTGCACCTAATGATTTAACACAGCTTTTTAAATTTCACACTCTTTATTCTGGTGCATGGGAGCAAGGAAACTTTAAAATCTCTATCGTTGATGTTAAGCCACCTTCAAACGATTTTGTAAAGTACGGAACTTTTACAGTTCTTTTACGTTCAGCAGAAGATAACGATGCTTCACCAGTGGTTTATGAAAGATTTTCAAATGTTAATCTTGATCCTACTTCATCTCGATATATCGCAGCAGTGATTGGTGACATGAAGATGGTGTGGTCGCCAGAAGAAAAAAGATATAAGCACGAAGGTGAGCACCCAAATCAGTCTCGATATATTCGAGTTCAAATGAACTCTGATGTTGATCAGGGTGCAGCAAACCCAGAACTATTACCATTTGGTTTCGCCCTTCCTCATCAATTCTCGGGAGGTCCAAAGTTTGCATTAAGAGAAAATACTAAGGATGACACAAAGATTTCTGACCCAACTGATGCTTGTTTCGGCATAACCACTGACAGACCAGATGCTCCTGGCAGATTTGATGAATCTTATGTAGACATGGTGAGACCTCTTCATGCTGATACTGATATGTTTAGTGGAACTGATTTGTTCTCGTTAGATTTGATTAAGAGACAAGGTAAGAACGATGCCGAGCTTGGAGCAGGCTCATTTCAGGCAGGAACCTCGTTCAATGGCGTCGGCAAGAGTTATGAAAACGTCTTAGAAGCAGGTTTTGATAAATTTACATTACCTCTTTGTGGTGGCTCAGATGGACTCGATATCACACAGATTGAGCCATTTTGTGATGACTTTATGCAACAGACTGGCGCAGATTCAGCAGTTACTAATTACGCTTATTACTCGATTACAAAAGCAATCGACGCAGTTTCAGATCCAGAAGTTGTTGAGTGTAACTTAATGGCAATTCCTGGCGTTGCGGTCCCAGGTTTGACTGGCAAGTTAATCTCTACTTGTGAGGCAAGAGGGGATGCACTTGCAGTAATTGATTTGCAAGAAGACTATAAGCCAAGAGGCTGGAATGACGCCGATGAAAAGAACAGGTTGCCACAGGTTTCAGCAGCAGTTTCTGCTTTAAAGGGCAGAGGAATCAGTTCAAGTTACGGTTGCGCTTTCTTCCCTTGGGTACAGGTTAGTGACGAACTTAGTAACCGAAAGATCTGGATGCCACCATCAGTGGTAGCACTTGGAACAATGGCTTCATCGACAAAGAAATCTGAACTTTGGTTTGCTCCTGCTGGTTTCACTCGTGGTGGACTTTCCGCAGGTGCAGGTGGTCTTCCTGTCTCGCAGGTTAGAATGCGTCTTAACTCAAAGGAAAGAGATGCACTCTACGAGGCAAACATTAACCCAATCGCACAGTTCCCAGCAGAGGGTATTGTAGTGTTCGGTCAGAAGACGCTTCAGGTTACTCCTTCGGCACTTGATAGAATCAATGTTCGACGCTTGATGATTCATGTAAAGAAAGAGATTTCAAGAATGGCAGCAACAACTTTGTTCGACCAGAATGTAAAGGCAACTTGGAACAGATTCAAGAACAAGGCAGAGCCTTTCCTTGATTCAGTTCAGACTCGTTTCGGTTTAACAGAATATAAGATTGTTCTTGATGAAACAACGACAACGCCAGAGTTGATTGACAGAAATATTATGTACGCAAAGGTCTTTTTGAAGCCTGCTCGTGCAATTGAGTTCATCGCAATCGACTTTGTTATTACTAACACAGGCGCATCGTTCGAGGACTAATAAAATAAAACTAGGCAGGATAATAAGATTCCTGCCTAGTTATTACAACATTACTTTTTTATAGGAGATTAAAATTATGGCATTTTGGTCAGACGCATCAGGGTACGAACCTAAGCGAGCATATAGATGGATTTTATACATCAACGGAGAAGACTTGGACAACATTGAGGATTTGACTATCCCTGCTTATACAATCAAGAAGGTTTCGAAACCATCTTTTACTGTAACTGAATCTTCACATCAGTTTCTTAACCACACATACTACTACCCAGGAAGAGTAGAGTGGAGCACAATTTCTTTTACACTTGTGGACCCTGTAAGTCCAGATGCTGCTGAGAAGTTGAACAAGATGATTTCAAACGCAGGATATGTTCCTGGCGGGTCACCTGACGACTTTGAGACAATGAGCAAGGCTAAATCAATGAAGGCACTTGGAAAGGTAAGAATTTCTCAACTTGATGCTGATGGTGTCGAAGTTGAAGAATGGACTCTTCACAACACTTGGATTAAAGATGTTAAGTTCGGTGAACTAGATTATTCTTCTGACGATATGGTTGAAACAGAAGTCGAACTTCGTTTTGATTATGCTACTCACGAATCAAACTAGGTTCTTAAAAAAGTTCTTTACATTCCGATAATTTTATTTTATAATAAACCTACCATAATAAACGAAAGAAGGTGTTTATGAGAAATAACGAAGACAGAGTGGGGGCTAAAAAGTCTCCCTCTTCTCCTGCTGCAACGCAAGCAGCAGCCACTGGTCCAACGCCATTGGACTTTACCAGACCTACAACCATTGTGTCTCTTCCATCAGGGGGTAGATTCTATGGAGAGGGTCACCCACTTCATGGTCAAGATACAGTCGAGATTCGCCAGATGACAACAGCAGAGGAAGAGATTCTAACTAATAGAACTCTTCTTCAAAAGGGTGTCGCACTGGATAGATTCTTGGAAAGACTAATGATTGATTCTAAAACAAAGGTTGATGACCTTTTGATTGGTGACAAGAATGCAATATTGATTCAGTCGAGAATTGACGGCTATGGATCAGATTATACAACAACCGTTGCTTGTCCTGCCTGTACCGCTACGGCAAAGCATTCATTTGATCTAAATGAAGTTGTTGGCAATACTGGTGTTGAGTTTGTTGATACAGACTTAATAACAAGTACGGGAAACAACACTTTTATCACAACTCTTGATAACGGATGGGAAGTCGAGTTTCGTGCCTTAACAGGCGCTGATGAAAAGAAACTTGTTCAATCAAATACGAACAGGAAGAAAGCAGGGCTGGAAGAAACTCCAATTCAGGACCAGTTGCGAGCGTTGATTGTTTCAATATCAGGTCACACAGATTCTGGTACTATAAACAAAGCAGTTCAACATATGACTGGTAGACAGTCAAGAGCGATTCGGGATGCTTATGCCCAAGCAGTACCGAATGTAGAAATGAGGGGCGAAATCACTTGTGGTCAGTGTGGCACGACTACTGAATTGGAGGTTCCGCTTAGTGCGGATTTCTTTTGGTTTAAGTCCTGAATATATGGAGAGAGTCTATGAGGCATTCTTCTTTTTAAAGTATCATGGAGGGTGGAGTTTCATGGAAGCATATAATCTTCCAGTCGGACTTCGAACTTGGTTTGTTGAAAGATTAGGCAAACAGATAAAGAAAGAGAATGAAGCCATAGAAAAATCTTCTAAAAGAAAATAAACCAAGACCAAGCGTAAAACCTTGGTCTTTTTTTTGGTCCTATAATTATGTTGTAAGGTTGTCGGGAGAAGAAAAAAATGAGTAAAAATGAGAAAAAAAGACAAGAGTCTAAACGAAACCTAAAGCGACTAAAAAATAAATTAAACAAAATGGACGAGGCGAGAGAAGTTTCAAAACAACCTCAGTCTTGCCTCTCTATTATCATTTCTAAGTTATTTAGAAAAACAAACTAATTACCAGAGAATACTTTTATTACGAGGTACTATAATGAACGAAAATAATGAAATTACTCCAATTGAAATTGATTTGACTGCTGGTAGAAATAATCAAGTAAATGAGATTTGGTTACAACTCTTTGGTTCAGCAATTCAGACAATTCTTAGAACAATGTTTGGTGGAAGTTCTATACCAGTAAAGATTAAGGGAAATAAGGAAGAGATTGCTTCTTTCGCCAAGACTATTGGTCGAGAGAAGAAATATATGAAAGCCGTTGCAAAACACGGACTAAATGACCCAAGGGTTTATAAAGATAAATTCAAACTAAGAAAGGCAATTGCCAAGTTTGAAAGAACAACGGGTATCAAGTATCCGTTCAAGGGATAAGACTGAATAGATGGCAGAGAACGAAGGCGGCAATAACAGCGGAAACTCAACCTCAACCGCACAGGAAATACAAAATAGGTTGCTCGCCTCGGAGCAGTTAAACCTTTCTACCCAAGAGCAACTAAAACTTCAAAGGGACTTAGCAGACACCTTAAAGTCTCAGGCAGAAAAGATAATAGCAACTCTTGCGAACAAGCAAGATATCACAGAAGAAGAGCAGAGACAACTTGATGCCGCAAAGTCTCAACTGCAAGTCCAGACTGAGGGACTGAAAGTAACGGAAAAAAAACTTGAATTAGAAAAGCAAGCAGCAGCAGCACTTGAAGAACAAGAAAAGATTCAAAAAAGACTTGGCGATGCCGTAGGCGGTCTTGCCAACAAGTGGCGAGGTGGAATCCTTGAATCAATCCTCGACACTGGTGTAAACACAGAACACCTTGCAGAGCAGATGGCAGAACTTGCCAATCCAATAAACATTGTAGGCACAGCACTCTCGATGATAGTTCAGTCTACGATTGCAGCCGTAGTCCAGGCTAGTGATTTGCGAGCACAATTTGTTGGCGCAACAGGAGACATTGCGGGATTTCAGTCAGAAATACTAGATGGCGCAGGCGTTGGCGCTTCTCAGTTCGGTGTCGGCATGGCAGAGGCGACCAAATCATCTTTGGCGCTTCGAGAGTCAATGAACACGTTTACTTCTCTTTCAAAAACAACTCGAAGAGACATGGAGCAGACTGCTGCCTCTTTTGAAAATCTCGGCATCTCTTCAGAAGAATCAGCCAGGAACATGCAAGCGCTTCAAATGTCATTTGGAATGACAGGCGAACAAGCACTTGAAACACAAAAAGATTTTGTGAAAATGGCAGGGGGTATCGGTGTTCCGATGAATCGCCTATCAAAAGACTTTGCAGCAAATGCTTCTTCTTTCGCAGCGTATGGGAAAGCAGGAACAAGAGTATTTATAGAATTATCCAAGACAGCAAAGCAAACTGGTTTAGAGATGAATCAGTTATTATCTATCACTCAGCAATTTGACACTTTTGAAGGCGCAGCCGATGCAGCGGGCAAGTTAAATGCTATGTTGGGAGGTCCATTTTTAGACTCAATGGAACTTTTAACGGCAGAGTCGGAAGCACAAAGAATTGCAATGCTTCAAAATTCCATTCAGATGTCTGGCAAATCTTTTGACTCTATGTCTAAGTTTGAAAGGATGGCAGTTGCGAATGCAGCAGGTATCACTGACATGGCACAGGCTTCAGCAATTTTTAGTGAAAAAGCAAGAGCGATGAAGAAATCCACGGATGGTTTGGGAATGTCTCAGGAAGAATTGAATGAAATCCAAAGACAAGCAACCACTGTTTCTCAGGACTTTGGGCTTATTATGCAACAAATGGCAGTGTTTGTTGGACCACTCGTAAGTGCATTAAAGTTTGTTACCAAGTATCTTAGAATAATGTTCGACGCAATTAATGACCTTTTAGGTGGCTTTGGACCCTGGGCTAACGGTATTCTTGTCGTCGTAGGAGTCCTCGGTTTGCTGTACGGAGCACTTAAGTTAGCGGGAATGGGACTAAGAGCATTTTTCAGTGGAGCAGAAACACAAGGGAACGGTCTTTTTAATACTTTCAGACAAATAGGCTCAGGTATTAGCAGAGTCGGCGTAGGCATTGGCAGAGCAATGCGATCAATGTTTGGTGGAATTGCATCTGGTATCAGGTCTGTATTCTCTGCTATAACTAGTTCAATCGTTCCCATGTTGACAGCAGTAGGGGCTGGTATCAGAGCGAT